TAAGATGACGGCCTATTGGGAAAATCCCAGGGAAATTCCGGAAAGTGCACGCACTCTCCATAAAACCTTTTTAATAGACAATGTAATAAATACATAGCATCGAAGATGTGCGTGACAATTCACTAAACTCTTGCGAGAAGAAACAGCCGACGTGTTTCTTTTTATTTTGCTTTCATGGCCTATTTGTAGGGCCAGGGTTTACCGTTGAGTACAGGACTAGAGTAGGAATGTTTGTGAAACATAATAACGTGAAATCTGTACCAACAGCGTGGAAAAAATCCACTGTTGTTCCAAGTACACCATTAGTAGGTGCTGAACTGGGTCTAAGCGAAAGCTCTATAGAACCAGTTTCTAAATTAGTATCATCTACTGTTGTTCCTAATGTTATAGCATCAGGATCCACTGACCGGAAACGGTAAGATGAATACATAGGATAATGTGCTGAGACACCAGCTTGTGTTTTAGGGTTGGTATAAGACATACCTGCATAACCATTGCTCATACTAGCTATAGAAATTGAACCAGCTACATATTTGGATGAAGCAACGGAAATGTTACGCTGAGAATAGTAGTTCTGCCCTTGGGGGACAGATAATACTTGTGGAATACCCGATGAACTTCTGGCTGCCTTAACGTAATGAAGAGGACAATCAGATTGAACATTATAATGCCAAACATGGGAACCTCGGTAAGCCTTATAGCATGGTGCCAACCAATTTGTAGGTGTTGTATTAACCCAGTTATACGACCTCTCGTCAGAAGAAGCTTGGGCTAAAGCAACATCTTTACCATTTCCATCATAACCAGGATACAAAGGGAAAACTGCATGGGGCGTACGCAAGATACTTATCACATCAGATGAATTAGGTAAAGAATGTCGTGTCCAAGAATAAACTGTTCTGCGCAAAATTTGGCGCAAAGACACTATTCTTTCTCCCATATACACTAGAGCAGAATCTGGATGTTCCACAGACGGTTCTCCCATCACTAGTTGACGGGGCCCTTCATAAGTAACTTGAGATTCAGCACTCTGAATTTCATATTCCGCAGATTGCAGGTCGAAAAGATAGTAATCCTGTGGAGGAGGGCGTGGGTTTGCAAAGCAAAGATTGTCAGAACGCACAGAAACCAAAACCTGAATATTGGCTGTAGCTATGGGTGAGGTAAGATTAGTTAAACACTTTACTGTTAAATACCCATTATTACATCGATTATCAAATGGCGTGGGAACAACAGCTGAAGTTCCTGCACCAAAATATTTACTATTGTAAAATTTTCCAATATAGAGTGGTGTGTCTAACCACTCTCGAGCTTGGAGGTATGGGACCTTAATCTCCACATCAGTCTCCTCCGAAATATCTATAATTTTAGAAAAAGCAACGTTACTATCATTTGTCTGCAAAGATATATCATTTACTGGATCCCATTGTACTATCACTCTTCCTCTATGAAATCTAGAACAGATAAATCTAAACCTAAATATTATATCCCCGCGCCAACTATTAAACAATGCAGCGACATGGGATGTTGGGGTACCAGCCACCATATTTTGAGTTACTCCAGCTTGAGCAGCCGAGGATGTATTTACATAGTGGGGGGAAGGAAATGTGGTAAACAAACAACCATCAACGGTATCAGTTACACTCCATGGAAACTGAGTTATATAACAATCTCTATTCACAAAGTTCGATATAAGCATTTCATCCTGATTACTTAAACCAGCTACTCGTGGATCTATTGAAAGTTCATTCTTTGGATCCATAGTCAATTTCTCAGTAGGTTGTGAAATTTCTGGACTAGAAAAATTGTAGAATGCACTCGGACGCAACGGTTTTGCATCTTCGATCACTGGAACATTCGTAAATCCAAAAATACTAGCAACAGAACCTATAGCTGAGGCGACCATATCAGTCGCTTTAGCGTAAGGAGCGATTAATGGGATTGAAGCAGCTTTCTTAGCTACACTTGAAACGGCAGAAGCTATATTAGATACTGGTCCATCTGTTTTGTACTCATTCATCTGTAGAGCAAGAGCACTAGTAGAACCCGTCAATTTAACATCAGTGGCCCAGGCGTATATAACTATAGACACACTTGTGCCAGTACTTGTTGAAGCCTCCTGCAAAGTAGTTAAGCTTTGTAAAGTGCAAGTTCCCATACTCTGGAAATCACTTCGAACTTTAACAGACAACCAATTTTTGTGATAAAAGAAAGGTAAAACCAGCTCACCACCTTGGGAGGTTTGTGGATAAATCATAATCTTCTGCCTAGTGGATAGTGGGCTGTATCTACTATCATTATTATTTGGAATTAATGAATTGATAGTTGAACTACTTATCTGTGTGTTAGGTAAATACGAAAGCATTGCGGCGCCATAGAAAAATGGTGAAGCATTAACTACAACCTTCAAATTCAACTTACAATTTATAAACGCATAATTATGCATTTTAAATTTAACGTTAGTGGAATTAAAAAACAAGTCCCAGGGTTGGAACTCTAAGTTAGTCAGTGTGCCTCCAGCCACCCAAGACGCATTATAAATTCTAAGTGGACGAGACAAAAACTGAGTTAAAGCAGTTTCGTCAACATACGAAGAAAAATACGATGGATCTTCAAGAGATGGAATATCAACCACCTCACCAGGAGTTTCGTCAGTAAATTCAACCAAAGTTGCTGTTTCTGTATTGGCACCCGGAGTGGCATGAGCTACTCCTTCTGAAGAATGTAGCTCTAATTCTGTATCAACTGTGGTTACACAGTTACAGAGGTATTGTCCACAACAGAAGTTGCGGCAAAAAATGCAGGAAATTTTGGGTTTCCTGAAACCCATAATAAAATTTGTTTTAGCAAGACAAAAATACAATATCGCGTTTATCTCAATACACGATAAGGTTACATTGAATTTGTGGGACAACTACACACACGTAAAAACGCACTTTTGGGAACGCCAATGTGATCCTAACCTATTAACATCCATTCTTACATTTACTTGACAACATAAAAACATATAAACATACAGTAACTATGCTAATAGGGCCCTAGTTGGTTTTGGAGCAATGCTCCTGGAAGTTGGGCAAACTCCCATAAAGTGTGGTACAAATACTAGATGAACCTTGATAATACTGAAAAATCAATTCCCGATATGACGGGAACGTAGATTCGGTAACCCATGGCTGCCACTTTAATTCTTCCACCACTTCTTTTAAGATTCTTGTTTGTTCATTAAATTTTTCTTCACCATACCAGAAATATTCACGGATGGCTGCGGAAATCACTGATACACCTTGTTCCGGTTTTTCTACTGCTTTTGAATAATTCCAAACCATTAACATTTTAATAATAGAATCTTCCTCCAGAGGACAAACTTGATATGGGATAGCATCATGGGGACGCCAGCTCCTTTTGAGGAAGGTTGCATCCTTAATATCTATATAGGGAACACTAACAGCGGTTTTTTCCGCCATTGTGTATTCTATACCCACAGTACTTAAAACCTTAGCTATTGCGGTATGATTAAACCATGGCACTGTCACGGAAACATTCATTATATTATCATCACCATACGTCATCAAATTAACGTTTTTCCGGAAGGTCATTACTTCTTCTTCGGGATTACTGACTAAATATGCATACCTCATGTATAAGCAATTAGCTATACAGTTTATAATAACAGTAAGTGGATGTCCAGACGGATTACCTCGATAAAAGCGTAAAATTTCGCCATCACAATTCAACAAAGCAAAAGCGGTGTCTTCCGCAACTCCAATCATCACCGCAATATCTTGATCATCATATCCAGCACGTTTGGCTAACTGAATAAGGACTTCAAAACTCTTAAGAATCAATTTGGAGGTCATCCCTTTATCAAAATTCTTGAAATCTCCAGCCACAATAGTTTTGGCACCATGTTCAGTTAAGAATTCATACATATCATGCCACTCGTATGTTTGTGAAGCGGTTCCTGGAGCTGATTCAAATGCATATTTATTCTTTTGTATTAATCTTACTAGGGGTAGATAGTACATTCTTGTCACCAATGAAAAATCAATAGGAGCACCAGTAAAAACTCTAGTTTTCCCTTCAGCAATTTTCTCAAAAGACCGCGCTTCATCTTTCAAATGACCCATGAACATGGGGTGCACTAGTTTGTGATTATGATAGGATTCAATAATCTCATTTACTCTATCCATTACCACTTGATCAAATTCCACTGGATCATCCAAACCATTTTGTGGAGGGATAGAGTGCATAAAGAATTTCTTACACTTATTCCACGGGTATCCCATTGATGTACTTCTATTTACTTTATCGACAAATTTAACACCATTTGCACCATTTACTGCTGTGAAAGTGTCATAAACGAACACTTCCTTTTCCCAATTCCGAGGTAGGGAATCGACTATATCACAGAAATAACCTTCTGCACAGCGATCTAAAATACCATCATCCAGTAAAAAATTTTTATCTGCTAACGGTCTTAGTGCGTGATCCCATGGTTTCCAACCATTCATAACTGGAGCTCCATATCGCACTTTATACGGTACAGAACCTGCCTTCATTTTGAGGAGGGGAGCCATTGGAGATTCACCCACACGGGATTTTCCAGTAGGCCGGGAACATGGCATCGAGCCATAGATTTCACCAACGCCCTCAGGTATAAACCTTATTCGTGCCTTAGGGTGCAAATCAACTATTGGGTGTTCAAGACCAGCCGGATTATCCAAAGGAGCTCCACTCTGCATTATTATGGATTCGCCTAACAACTCCTTCAGCATTTCGTGTGTTACAGAGTGTGCTACAACACCTGTACAACTAGGACGACCTGCAATATGAATACCTAAAATAACTGGTCCCATTGTGGTATGTGATATTAAGAGACTTCCACAGTCGCCCTGCTTCGGCTCCACTTCCGAAATACCTAACCAACATGGTATTGTCTTCCCTAAAGCGGAGAGTTCTATTGTTTCCTGCCTAAGTTTCTGAATATAAAGGGCACTCTCACTCCCGTTCTTTTCTCTACGTAAGTAGTATCCAGAAAACTGGCCACTATAGGTGGACTTATGAAACAATTCAACATAACTCCGTTTTGGGGGGATGTCGTTTAATTCTAAGATGGCCAGATCCATGTTCTCCGCAATCGTAGCTTTACACATATTAAAAAGAATTTTAATGTTTGTATTAACTCCATCGGTATCTACACCCACTTTCACTTGAAGAGTGAATACTTGTGGCATATCTTTAAGAAAATGGGCATTTATTAAATACTTATGGCCACCCACACAAAAACCACGAATTTCGCGCACGCGAGTGACACCATCTAATGGGGAAACGTACTCAGCTTGCAAGAACACACAATTTCGCAAGAGCTTCTTTTGAATAGAATCTTCAGTTAAACCATTAAATCCGATAGTTTTATCGGAAACATCAAATCTGGTCAAATTTACTTCAGATTTAACCCAAACGTTCTTTGTTTCGGGGTATTCAACTGTAGGGGCAACACCCACCTCTTTCGAGTGGTTAGCACCATGCATTTGTAAAGAACGAAATACTTGATAAAACTTTTTTGTCACCATTATAAGAGATAATCCAGCGCCAAATATCATAAGATGTTGCTTGGAGAAACCTAACCGATTCTGTACCCTGTTACCCAAACGTATCCATTCTTCTCGCGTATTAGCAGCTGTGATTGCACACCTTATTACATTGCGAACATAAAATCCTGTACATTCTCTGCGGAAATTCTTGATGGTGCTCCATACCCAAAGGAGTAGCTTATAGGAGCCATACCACTTAACAAACTTTTCCCACAGGAGGGATAAGAAATATAAAGCTCCCATTGTATAGAATATAGTTTCCATAGATTGCACTTCTAAAGGTTCTTGTGTGTTGGTTGGTTGCACAACAACTTCAACAGAGCAGGGGCATTGGGCAGCGGGCAAAAAACATTTATCACACAACTTGATAGCGCGGATCTTGCTAAATGCACCCATCATATTATCTTGATCTTTAAAGTGTTCCTTAGTGGCTTTTGTAAGCCAAGTGATAAAGGCTGGCATCTCAATATTTTCATGAATAACTTTAAACGTTGCAGTGGTGCGCTGTCGTTCAAAAACTGATTGTGCAACCACAGATTTAACTGTAAACAACCAATAATCCGGGTATGCATCAACTGTTTGAGGTGGTATTTTGCTAACGTCTAACATACCATTACTACCCACATATTCAGTTTTTAATTTTATCACTATAACATAAGGAAATCTCCGCTGCACAGCAGATGGACAGGAGAAATATGAAAAAGCATTCAGGTGTTCAGTGTTGGTGGACCCTATCAAGAGGTGTGCTCTTAATGGATTAGCACCCTTCTGTTCTAAGGCTGCCTGATCAGGGGTATATGGTGTGGGATTGACTATTTGTATAACCTCACCAATGGTAGGATCTACTCCATTGGCAGCAGTTGGATTTAAAAAGGATATATCATCTAAATTAATACACCATTGGCTGGTCATAAAACCATCCCAATACTTAGAAATGGGGTTTTTTGCGTACATATATTCAGGATCCACTGGTAAACCTAAAACTTTGCCCACATGGGAAAAAATAAGGTTGGTTAAAGTTGATTTACCAATACTAGAATCCCCGAAGAGTAGAACAGAAAAGGGTGTGCGACGAGGTTGACGAGCATTACGCATACGCGCATAGTCACTCTGTAACATGCACAACATATCCCATGTTTGTTTAACCATCTTCTTTTCAAAATCACCTTTGATATCAGCATGATTATATATAGCTTGGGCACGAACAACAGCTTTATTTAGGTTGGCTAAGTACTCGGATTCGGAAAACCCATTCGCCAACGGATCACTTAATTGTGTAGCTTGTTTTTTAAGCTTACAACACTCATCATAAAATTCAGCGTATTTACTACCAGTATGAAAAATTGGTTGAATAGAGCAACTATTATAACACTGTATACCACGTTCGCACAAAAATACAAAAGTATCGAAAATACAATGAACAAAATCTGGACCCAGATGGTATTCCTTCTTAAGAGCTGCTCGCTCCAAAAAGGAATATTTGGATAAATCCATCTTAATTCCACAAAAACCAAAAGTGGAATTAACCATGGCAAACATAACTAATCTATAAATCTTTTTGAAAGCAACACAAGATTTTAACTCATCATATCTATCGAGTTTGGCTCGCATTTCTGCAACCAGATCAACAAAACTATGTACCTCAAGACCATCACTCATAAAGAGGTGTTCATTAAGATTTTTAATATCATCGGGTATCTCAAAAACATCTTTGACAAAACTATTGAAACAATCTATTGCGTTCAAGACAAGAGAACCGCTTGTACGCATTTTAATAAAATCCAACCACCATAGTGCCAGATCACCATAAGTGTTGGTTTTAAACAAAATTTTATAGAACAAAATTGAAACATCTTCTACTAACTTAACTATGTATTGATTATCATTTGAGGAAACCTTATCTAACATTTCCGCAACGCGCTCGCGCACGGCATAATCACTGGATTGAATTTCTAAAATTTCTTTTGTGGGTTTCCCAAATAATTTACGGAAAAAACCAACCAAACAATTCTTGGGTTTTTTAACTACAATTGACGGAAAACTATCTAAATCATCTACATTAACTGTTAGAGAATCAGATCTACTACGACATGCAACTTTTTTATTTTTATTTTTATTATTTTTATTACGCATAGAGACGTACCGATTAGCAAGATGGGCATCTATAGCCTCTTGTAATCGATCATCTTCCAAACAACACGAAGGAGAGTGATAATTTGAGAACTTAAAAGAGTTTCCCAAAGCAGCACTTCGACATAAAGGTGAATTCTG